AATCGCCCTGGCACACCTTCGCGGGCGATGCAGTCCTGCAAGAACTCCGAGGCTTGCTCGCGTCCCATGGCAGAGAAAAGAAGCCGGACGGATGCGCCGACTTGGGTGTTCATCCAGCGGGCCCACGCCATCGCGTTGGCCTCGACCTTGGCCTTGACCGTGCGGATGCGGTCGGCGCAGTTGGCCGGGATCGCTTCGCACACGTTGTAGGCGGCGCGCAGATACGCCAGCGGTTGAGTGAGCATCGACGCCGGCAGATCGGCCCGCTTGTTCCAGAAGCGAACTTCGCAGCGCACCCAGCGGCTATCACGGTCGCCTAGCTGCATCCCCTTTTCGTAGATGCACAGCTCTTTGTGGCCCTTGCGGCCCGCGTAGAGCGTAGTACCGGTACGGTGGCCATGGTCATCAATGAAGCGCGTCTTAGGCGGCTTGCCGGGGCCTACGGCGCGAACGTCCAAGTCACCGGCGATGATCTGCTGATGCAGGTCGCGAGGGTTGAAGATTTCGCCGGCCACGTCATCCCACGCCAGATCGACGCGGGTAAGGCGCGCACCAAGGGTCAGGACGCCGTTTTGCACGCGCTGCCAGTCGTTGATGACCTCGCACCCAGCGCCGGAAATGGAGAAATGGACGGTGTCGTTATTGCCGCCTACGCCGATGCGGCCGACGATTTCGCCGGTGCAGGCGATGACGTGCGCGCTGTTCGTGTAACCCTGAAAGCCATTCCCGGTGAACTCGCCAGCGGTTAGACCGCACTCGCGCCCGCACAGGGCTGCGACGAACTTGGCGGCGAAGTCTTCCTCGCCCATGGCGGCGAGCAATTCGCCCGCGCCGTGCACCGTGAGGGACAGGTAATCGACCAGCGCCCCATCACCGGGGGAGCCAGAGCGCGGGATATTGGCCCGGGGCTTCGTTCGGGCCCCCCGGCGACGTGAGACGAGGCCGGAGTTTTGGCCCGTGTTACTACACGGGCCGATAGTCCCCGGTGCGTGATATGACCCCTGTGGGGTGGGGGCATATTCCGATCCGCCGTCCTGCGCCTCAACGCCCAGCAGCAGCCAGTCGTGCCGGTCATAGGCGTTCACGTCCTTGGGGAACTCGCCGGAGGGGGTCATGCCGTGGCCTCGGCTCGCTTGCAGCACTCGCACTCGGGGCTCCCTTCCAGCACCCATACACGGCGTGTCAGCGCGGCATGCCGCTCGCGGGTCCGCTCAAGCTCCCGGGTGATCAGCCATGAATTCAGGCCAAGGACGAAGATGGCCGCAGCGGAGACGACGTTGTGCCAGTCCTGGAGGTTCACAGCGGGCCGCCCTTGGCGAGCCGCGCCGTCCCGATGACGACGAGGGATAACGCGTAGCCTGCGATGCAGACCAGCGCGATGAATGCGAATGCGATTCCCGACATGCTCGCTTCCCCTGCCCTGTGCCCTTGAAAGCCCCGGCCCGGCAGGGCGGCCGGGGCGCGGGGCAGTGTCTAGCACTGCTAAACACAGGCGCATGTATAGTGGGCCACGACAGGCTATGTCAAGAGGATATCGACGTGTCGAGCACCTATGAGCTTTTTTCTCAGTGGAAGGCCGCCAAGGGGCACAAGTCCGACAACGCTGGAGCCATCGCCCTGGGCGTGACCCGTGGCGCGGTATCGCTCTGGAAAAGCGGCAGGAACGCGGACGCGGACGTGATCGAACGACTGGCGAAGGAACTTGGCCAGAGCCCCGCGGCATGGGCAGCGCGGGCCATGTCTGAACAAGCCAAGGGCGAGGCAGCACGGGCATGGGCCCGCATCGCAAAGCAGCTTTCAACGGCGGCGGTTCTGGCCGTGGTCGCCGCCCTTCCGCTCACATCGCAAGCGGCTGTTTCGGCCGGGAAATTCGCCGGCAATGCCTATTATGTTCTCCGGCGTTGGCTGGCCCCGAGGCCGGCGATTCCGTCAAGGGCGACCTTTTCGCCTGCCTGAAAACCGTGAGCCCCGGCACAGTCCGGGGCTTCTTCGTTATCCCGAGGGGGGATCAATGCTCGACTTTGACGGCGAATGGTACGGATGGCGGCTCCGAGGAAACTTCCTTGTCTCTCCGGATCGGCAATACCTCACCCGCGAGCGGCTGGAAGGGCTGCTGTGGCGCGACGCGCAAGAACTGCGACTGGCGGGCCTGCGAAGCCGCCGTGAGGCCATGAAGCCGCGACAGGTCGTCCGCGTGCTGGTGATCGACCTAGAGCAACAGCGGTTTTCAGGGGGCGGATCGGGCGTTGCCGGGGCGGAACTGGCCATAACCGGTCACTTGCTGCGCTCGAAGAATCGCACCGGGTAAAGCGTCTGCCGTGGGGGCGAAGCCCCCACCCTGCGCCATAGGCGCAGCCCCCGACGCAATGGGGCCGTTGACCTGGGGGGCTTGCTTGTACGCGTTGTACGGCCGTCCGTAGCGAGCCAGACGTCGCGCCTCATGGGAGGGAAGCTCATAAACGGTGCCTTGCTCCGTGAGACAGGTCACGGACGCCTCCCGCCAGCCGTCAGCCGCCTCCCCTGCCTCGCTCGCCATGCAATAGACCTCCGGCGCGGAAACGACCTCCCGATGGTCATAGACCGGTGCGGTTTCCGGCATGGTCGGGAATCGGGGGATATGCTTCTGCGCGTACTCAAAGGCGGAGGCCGGCGCATCCGGTGCGGGCGTGCTTCGCGTCGATGCGCCTGCCGGCGCATCCGACGCTGCGGAAACGTCCGATGCCGGTGGGTCGCCGTCAGGCCGCATGTAGGCCAGCGCGCCATAGAAAAGCCCCGCGATCGCCAGCACCATGCCGGCGAGAATCGGAATACGCCGGTCGAGCTTGAACTTGACGGTATGCTCACTGGCCGACTTGTAAAGGCCGTACAGGTCTTTAGGGTACGGCCATGGCGTCGAGACCGCATGCCCCCGCTGGGCCTTAGAATCGACGTCCTCGTTCAATTCTGGCCACTGATGAAGCGTGCAGGCTTGCGCGCCCATGATGCGGACGCAATGGGTGTGCTCTTGAATGAGCTTCCGGGCAAACGGGTACACCTGCGCCGGGTCTTGGGTGGTCCACACCATATCGATGCCGCGGTGCCCGTGTTCGGCTAAGGCGAGAACGTGTCCAGGCGTCGCCTGCCGGCCCGCGTTATGCAGATGACCGAACCACTTCCAGACCTCATCGACAAACCAGATCGCACCGTTGGGCAGGACGTGGGCATGCAGACCCGGTGCCGCGTCGCAATCACATTCCGGGGTGCCGTTGGGGTCTATATCGTTCCACGTGCGCGGATCGGCAATCTCTGCGGCGAGCCCCGGCGAAAGGCCGTCGATACCGGACGCGAAAACGGGGCGCTTGGCGTCGCGGCCCGCCTGCCGCAACAGATACATCATCCGCAGGGTCTTGCCGTTGCGCGGCTTGCCGGTGAGCAGGGTGATAGGCACGGGTTAGGCTCCGGGTGCTGCACGCTTCCAAAGGAACATGCGTCCTTTGGTCAGCGCGATGCGGGTAACGTAGGCACTGATAATCATGGTGATGCACCGATCCACCTGAAGGATGCCGGCGAACTGCGACATGATCTGCCCGTATTGATTGCCGCCGAACGAGTTGGTCGTGAACCCGCGCAGCGCGTCAAGAATGGGGTCGATGACCAAATTCATGGTCGAAAAATTGATGCCCAGCCACACCAGCGCCGACATGACAATGAGCCCGATGCGCGTCTTGGCCGCATAGATCAATGCGCCCATGAAAGGCCCCATCAGCCAATGGAACGCACGGGTAAGCAGCGGCGCACCGACCGCCAGCGGGATTTGGAAGGCCATCAGACACCACCGGGGGGAACGATGATCCGCAGGCAGAACAAAGCGGTCATCAGGAGAAGGACATAGCCGAACGCGTTGAACAGGTCACACGCTGGCCCAAGGTCGAAGCTAATGACCTTGCCGTAAATATCGACGCTGGGAATGTTGGGACAGGAACGCGAGAGGCCGAGGCCCGTTTGATCGAGTCCAGACAACCCGAACTCCTGCCCCTCTCGGACGACACCGGAACCGCCCTCCCCTGTCCCGGGATTGCCGTCCTCCGGCAAATAGGCGTCCACCGTGTTCGGGTCGCCGGTGCCATCCCCAATGACATTTTCCCACCAATCCGCAACGCCGTTTTTGTTAGCGTCGCCCGTGGCATCGCTGCTGCCGTCCTTTTCCCCAAGCGCCTGGACGGCACACATCGTCTTCCATTGCAGGAACAACGAGGCTTCCTCTTGCCGCGTGCAGCCCGCCGTGCGGTTGTCATCACCCAAAGCGACCTGTTCGCAGATCGGTGGGCGCTTGCAATAGGCGTCCAGATCGACGTTCGCATTGCGACGCGTGTTGCAGTCAACGCGCCATAGCTGCTTTGCGTGCAGGCACATGATCTGATCTCCCGAGCAAACCGGGGGCTTATCGCAGCGTGCGCTGTCCTCCGCTTTATTCGTTTCCTCGCCGTCGGGCTCGCCGTCGCCGTTTTCGTCGGGCTTACAGGTGCCATCGCTACCCTTGACCGTGCCCGCTTTACACGAGCCGCCCTCGCCGTCATCGATGCAGAGTCCGTCCGGCCCCTTGATCTGCCCCGGCTTGCAAATATTGTTCGGATCGGGTTTGCACGCGCCCGACACGAAATCCCGAAGCGTACCGGCTGGACATTCCTTCTGATCCGCACATTTACCGGTCTCGGGATCTAGCGGCACGCCTTCCGGGCAAACAGGGGATTTGGTGCAGTGCCCATTCGTGTCCTTGAAATACCCAGTGGGACACGTGTAATCGTCCTTGTCGCACGAATCGCCCGTGGCGAACCACTGAACATAGCCTGCAAATGGCTGCTGGCTCGGCGTGACGAGCGCAAGGGCTTCGCATTCCGCGCCCGACGAGGTGCTGGTACACGTGACCTGCTGAAAGTTAACGGACGATGTAACGCCAAGCGCCGCGCCCGATTCGCAGGCCGACGTACACTTGCCCTGGGCAGCGTCCCACGTGCCACCGTTCGGACACGCGGCCGACGCGAACCATGTGGCCAGCTTTTGACGGGTCGCATCCGGCGATCCCTGATTACAAACCCCGTCCGTCACCCATGGGCCATTCGCAAAGACCGCATCGATAGTGTTTGAATCGGCGCGCTTCTCGCACCCGATCAAATGGACGGTGGAGTACCAGCCACCACCCATCGGGTCACGTGTCATGAACGATGGAAGCTGCCCGCATCGTGCAGCAGCGGCGCCCAAGTCTGGGAGCGTTGCGCCGGATGCGGGCGGAACGCCCATCTCGGCATAAAGATTAGGCAGGCCGCATTTGGTGGCGTGCGCCTTGCCGATGCCGGCCCACGCAAGAAGCAGCGCAACGAGGACGTAGGCGACGCGGCGCACAAGAGCGTTGGCGAAGATGCGGCCGACGTTAGTCACTGAACAGGATTCCCAAGGCGACAAGGCCGGCGAACAGGACGAGCAACGAGAACATGCGACAGGCTCCGATAGACCACCGGCCCCCGAGGGGGCCGGGGCTGTTGCAGGGTTACGCCACGCCGCGGAGGCGCTTCCAGATCTTGATGCCGACCGCGATCAGCAGCGAAGCGCCGCCGATCAGGCCGACCGGGCCGGCCATGCCTTCGATCTCGGTCACAGCGGCAGTCACGTCCGGGGCAGCGGCCGAGGCGGCAGCGGCCATCGAGAACAGCGCGAGGCCAGCGGCCCCCTTTGCGAAACGGTTCATGTCTTTCTCCTTGCGTTGTGGTGGGCGGAATGCCCGGTGGATTGCGCTACATCGTCTCTGCGAATTGGCGCAATTTCTTGAGCCCCCACGCCAGCGCCCAGAGCGTCGCGCAAGCCACGAAAAGCAGCTTGGCGTCGTCCATGGTCAGGGTGGGAACCGTTGTCTCTGCCGACCAGTACGGGGCGGCGCAGGTCTGCGTTGCCGTGTCGAACGCGGATTCATCGCAGCGCTGTGTCCAGACCGCCCCGGCCATGGGTTACGCCTTGACCTGGACGAGCTTCACGCGGCCGAGCCGCAAGTTGCCGTGTTCGTCCGTGCTGAAACTGTCGCGGTCGAACTGGTAGCGCCCCGCCGGAAACAGGTCCGATTGCTTGCGGTTGAGCCTGAAAGGCAACGGATACGCAGAGCCCTCCGCGAACAACGCGGCTTCCTGCTCGACGTACATCTCGCCCTTATACGCGCGGGGGTTCTTGCCTTCCTGCTTCTTGATTTCAATGAACATGGCTTGTTTCCTCTCGGTTATGGCGGTCACGCTCAAGCCAGAGCGCCCACCGGATCGCGGCGGCCAACATTGAAGGCCTCATTGATGAACTGATTTAGGTGTGCCGTGCTGATGCCCTTGAATCGCCCTGGCACACCTTCGCGGGCGATGCAGTCCTGCAAGAACTCCGAGGCTTGCTCGCGTCCCATGGCAGAGAAAAGAAGCCGGACGGATGCGCCGACTTGGGTGTTCATCCAGCGGGCCCACGCCATCGCGTTGGCCTCGACCTTGGCCTTGACCGTGCGGATGCGGTCGGCGCAGTTGGCCGGGATCGCTTCGCACACGTTGTAGGCGGCGCGCAGATACGCCAGCGGTTGAGT